CCTTCTTGTTCATCTTGTTCTTCACCACCTACGCGACGGCGACGAATAACACCTTTTCTCTTTTTCTTCCCACCTTCTTGTTCATCTTGTTCTTCACCACCTACGCGACGGCGACGAATAACACCTTTTCTCTTTTTCTTCCCACCTTCTTGTTCATCTTGTTCTTCACCACCTACACGACGGCGACGAAGAGGAGATCTAGATCGATGACGTAGTGACTTTCTTCCGCCCATAATTTTATTATCCATAGCCATAGTTTGAGCTTCTGTTAGCAAATTTTCCGGAACTTTTACAGATGAAGCAACTTTTGAAGTTTTTTCATCTTCTTTATTCGCAAAACCATCAAGACCCGCAAAAAAACCACCAAAACTTGCTGATAGTTTTTTACGAAAAATACGTTGTCTAGATAATATTGGATTGGGTCTAGATAAAGATAAACGCGTTGGTTTGCGCATGCGCTTTACAACTTTGTACTTCCCTCCACCTTGATGTTCAGAGTACATATTGTCCATATATATAATATTCTTTCTATATATACGCGCGATTTTTATTTTATAAAAAATATAATATAAAAAATATTATAGATATTTTATAGATAGATATAAATATTTTATAGATATAAATATTTTATAGATATAAATATTTTATAGATATAAATATTTTATAGATATAAATATTTTATAAATATATAAATTACAATTAAGAAATTAAACTTGTCATAATTGCGAAACACATAGATGTTCTTGGAGACATTTCATTTATTGGATTAGACGCAAAGAATTGAATGAGGGTTTTAATATTATTAATATCATTACATTGACATAGATAATGATATACATTTCCCATATTAATAAGTTTTGTTTTATAAGTATTAATTTGAAGATTACGCAGTTGCGCTAAATGATATTGAATAATTGCTGGAAATTGTTTATCCATATCTTTATTCATTTTATAGCGATTATAGTTAGGATAATAGATTGTTGTCGCTTTGTAATAATTATATAAACTATCTTTAATTGTTGATATAATTGTGTGTACGAGATATGTTGGATCTATTTTTTGACCGTTATTATCTAATGGTAAATTAATATTTGGATTATAATTAGCAATATAATCTTTAATTGTATATTCGGTCTTATTTTTCATATAAACTGAAAGAATATTCATCCAAACGTTTGGATGACACGGATCTGTTTCTTCACGATAATTAATAGCATCCGTTGAAATTTTATATAATTTCATTTTTCTTTCTACATATTTTTTAACGATCAACCCATAACTATATGGATTTGTATTGATATATGTATATGCTTCATTAATATTATTAAATTGTAGTGGATATTTAACACCAAGTTCAATAAGAGATGGAATAATTGAAGATATAATATCATTTTCAACTAGTGTATCGCGTTGTTTTGTATTAATATGAAACATCTCCATATAATTATCACCAAGCAACCCAGTATAATCTATAATATGCTTATTTTCATGATGTACAATAATAAACTCATATGCCATATTTGGGTCTAAATGTTTTACGAATAAACCTCTTATTTTTGAAGATATTTCATCAGTTGTTAGAGCCGACACTTCATCTGCTGTAATATATTGTTTGAAATATTTGAATAAAATTTCATCAAACATATTACCATGTTTTTTTGTAGGATGTGAAAATTTTGAACTATTAGCATCAGGACAACTTGAAGTTCCAAAATACCATTCGTCTTTATAATTATAAACTGTAATAATAGTTCCATCATATGCTTCATATATCTTGTCTTCTTGCGAATATAAAGTATTAATATAATTATTATAATCAATTCTTTCTGGAATTGAATTCGCATATGTTACAACAATATTATTATTACAATTAAGACTAAAATCAAGAACAACACTTCTACATTGTTCATATAATTCTTTAAAATTATCTACATTTTTCCGCAAATATGTATTATGAAGCAAAACAATATCACTACGACCTTTAAATTTTTTAACTTTCATAAAAGGCCATAGATGATATTTTTTCAAAAGCAAAATCAAACAATTTGCGTAACTGTTATCATCTTTCATATTATCACAATTATTTAATTTATGTTCTTCGTAAATTTTAAATGTTTCTTCTACAAGTTGATATAGATTGGTTGGAAATTGAAATGTTGTACTTTCGGAATTCATCGTTTTATTATATATGTATTTAATTGTGTTATTAGATATTAATAACTTCTTATATCAATTTTTATATATTTAATGTAAAAATAATTATTATTTTTTGTAATATTTGTCAAACCATACTTGACCTACATGTTTAGAAGCATCTTCGCTGGTTAATTCTTTTTTAATAATTTTGTCTCGCATCATTAAAAAATACTCAAAACTAGAATAATCAAATCCTTCTTTTTTTGTAACCATATCAAAAAGCATAGGATATCTTTCTTTGAATAATTTAATTCTTACATCATCACTATTTTTAATATTATTTATAATATCTTCGTGTGTAGATTTATTTTTGTTATTTTGTATAATAATCATAATATCTTGAACAATATCCCTAATATCTTTTGTATCTAAACCATCACTTACAAAATCTGGTAATGTATTATCTAATTTTTGTTTTTTATTATTAATATCCTTAGATTCTAAATCTCTTTTTTTTGAACTCATATATTAGTTAATACTATATATATATTATATATATTCTTTATATTATTTATTGAGTAATATAATTATAATTTAAATTCCTTCTATTGTATTAGAATAAATATAAAAATAAAATGAAGAGTGAGCTATTATATTCTGAGTTAGATTATAATCCTAATGTTAAAGCACCAGAACCATTAAAAAATGCTGGATTATATACTGGTGATGTTTTATTTGATAAAAAACCATGGGGAAATAATTATGTAATACCCCGTATTGAACCAGATGCTGTAGCATATAGTTCCCAATTTTATGCGAGCCATCATATACCTTCATATAATAGACCAGGAAATAATACCATAAATAGTACCGATTATAAAATATATAATATACCAGATGGTGAAAATAATTATAACTTTTCATGTCATGTTAATAATGTATTAGGTTGAGGTTTCTTAATTATATCTTTATTTTTTTCTAAAAAGTTGCATATATATTTATATGTTTCATCAACTTGTTCAAATGTAATACCACCTGTAATTAATACACTTCCGCTTTCAAATAAAGCACCAGTTACTTTTTTACATTCGCCTATATTTTTTCCAGTACCTTTACCATAACAAAATTTAGGGCATGAACATATACCATTCTTGTTTTTATTATTAATATTCCAAAAATATTCTAATTTGACACCCTGATATATTCCTGGCTGAAAACTACACTTATTATTATGTTCATTGTTAATAAATAATTTATGTATTTCCTTTCTTCTAATCTCAAAACCATTTTTAAATTCAGGGTCCGAATAAACTTTAAAATCAGTATTAATCATGCGAATTTTAAAATTTTGATATTTTAAATCTAAAATATAATCAGGTTCTACATTTACAATAATATTTTTATCAATATTATTATATATTAATGTAATATCATTAATAATATGATTTACAATATGCTCAGTATCCTTAATATCTTTAATTCCTGTTAATTGAATATTACCATTTTTAAATATCTTAACATTAGGTATATATTTGTCATTAAATTTATATATTACAGTTACCTGATTATCAAATCTATTTTTTTTCATAGTATTTTTCTTACTTTTCCTTCTTTTTTTAGGGTAAACACCCTTAGAAACATCAACACCATTTTTCATAAATTGAACCCATACAATACCTTTATCAGTTCCTTCTATAATATTCTCAATAATATTGATATTATCAAATAATAATCCAAGATTTATATTAATATTATTACCAATATTAGCGTTGCATGTTATAGTTGAAATTCTATATGGAGAAAAGAATATATCGTTCATATTTTATTAGTTGTACGTATATATATAAATATGTGTCTTTATATCATTTTTTTATATTTTTTGAGAAACTATAATACTTAATTTATTATCAATTGAGTTTTTATTTTTTTTAGTATTAATATTTTGATTATCTAATTTTATATGCATATTGTCAGTTATATTTTTTAAATAAGAAGTATTTACAATCTCATAACTAAAATTTGTAGATATCATAGGCGGTAGATTTAAAATATATGTCTTATCATTTGTATAATGACCTTTGCGAAATTCTTCTATTGTCATGGGGCCATTAAAAATTTTAAGTAAAAATCTAGATGGTGCTGGACGAATTGGATGTGTATATCCATAATGTTTGCTTAACATTTGTACTAAACTATTTATTTCCCATACTTTGTCGCTTCCACAGTGAGAAGAAAAATTATAAGCATTTGCACATTCAAGAGAGCAAAAATTACCAAATAATACATAAGTATCCGTTTTAATATTATATTTATATGGCATCCCAAAAGTTCTATTTTCAATAGGGTGACAACACCAATAGCAATTATTATTTGAATTTAAAAATTCTTCTTTTTGATTATTTTTTAAAGAATAATCGGAAGTATTATTATCAAATATTATATTATCTTGTATTGTACTATATGTATTATTTTCATTTATATAAAAACAATTTGGTTCATATGGTTCTGGGAATTCATTACCTGTATTATTATCTGTAATATTAAGTTTATTTATTTGCGCATTTGATATAGGTAATCGTAATATAATATCTTCATTATCAACTACTGTTATATCTTTAATTATTGTATTCATCAAATTTTTTTTTTTCTTAGGTTCGCTTACTTTATCATCTACAATTTTTGCTTTACGAGGCATTATGAATTATAAGGGATGTCTTATATTAAATATATATGCGTTTATTATTTATATCTATTTATCAAAATAATTCTTAAAATAAACAATATTCTTTATTAGTGTATCATTAATCTGATCAGAAGGGTTTTTGCTATTAGTTTCAAATGTTAAATTGTTTTTTGTTGATATACATTTCATTTTAATCTCTTTAATTTCATTATTAAGAGAATTTATAGTATCTATTAAATATTTAATTATATATCCTGATAATAATATTAATATTAACACAAGTAAATCCATTCTCTTTTTATTAAAGACATATATAAAAATATTAAAAATAACATCCTTAAATCCATATAAAATTACCACTACCACTATTAATAGAAAATACACTAGTTGCCTTTGAAAATATTATTAGATCAAAAGTAATACTTTCCGGTTGTTGATAATGAACACTTTTTTGTTTCATTAAATCAAATAAATATTTGAATTGATTTTTTGTTTTATAATTATTATCAATAGTAATTTTAAGTGTTGTATTAATCATTTGATTATTATATGAACCCGCGCTCATTATTTTTTCTGGAAATAGCGAAAATGAATAACAATATATCCCTGTTCTTGGAACATTTGTATGATATTGGTATGGTTGAATATTATTATAATAGTATGCTTCTTCATCAGTACGAATTATAGTATCTGCCCATGTAATTTCAGCTTTTTGTAATATCCCCATATTTTCATTGTACAAGTGCGAAGCTGTATAGTTATCGTATATATTGAAATTTAATTCAATATCTTGTCTTCGTATGATCCATATTAACTCTTTAATATGATTATTCGCAGTTATTACATCACTAGTCACAGAAGAATCATTATAAGCTATCTTTCCTTGATTAACATCTCTTGTAACATATTCTACAACATATTTTACAATATTTTCATTTAATAATGATGTTTTTCTATATTCACTTTCAAGAAATATATATGTAATATCTAAATAACAATTTAGATAACTTTCGCTATTTATAAAATTTGTAATATTAAAATTATTTATCCCATATATTATCTTATAGAAATAAGGGGATACATATAATTTAAGTTTATCACACCATACCTGATACAATTTTTCAATATTATTAAATTCGACTTCAACAGTAATATATTGTTGTTGTAATTTATATAATGGTAATGCTAATGATGGATTTCGCGTAAACCAAAAATTCAAGGGAACTTGCAGTAATCTTCCTCTTATTGATGGATTATTTCTATCTTTGTTTTTATCAGCTGTTGGATATGTTTTATTAAATAATACATTACTTTTAATAGTATATCTTGTGCTATTATTAGTAGGTCCGCATAATTCAGGTATATTTCCTATTAATTTATTATATTCAATGCCATCTTTATTAGTTAATTCATTCCATATATTCATCCAGTCGCCATATATTCTATCTATAATTACATTACCACTTCCAAATATTGTTGCAGATATAATAATAATATGACCTATATTATTAATCCACCTAAATCTATGTTCATCAGTAGAATATATATCAGGTAAATTAAAGCACAAATACATATTACTTATTAAATCACCTAAACGTCTAACCCTGAATATATATTTTTTTGTACTGTTTGTAGTATTATTAAGATTCCATGTTTCGCCTTCACTATCTATTCTTTTATTTTCCATAGAAAAGTTAACATGTCTATTGTATACATATTTATAGTAATTGATACATGGATTAATATTAATATACGAATCCATCTGTCCAGTTAAAACTAATTGTGTTAGTCCACCGCCCATATTAAGATATTATAATTAAGATACTTTAATATTATCTTATATATTAATATATATCAATTCACATATTGATATATTTAATAAAACATTTTAAGGATATGAAAGATAATACTATTTATTTTTACATGTAAATTGTTAAATAAATATTTTATTTATATTAGTTTCTATATTTTTTTCACCAATTGTATTTTTTTATGGTGTTCTATATCAAAATTTTTATTATTATTTATTTCTATAACAGAAGACCAACTATGTATTGAACACATATCATAATTATCAGTGTATTTTGAATAATTTATTATTTTATTATTACCTAATAAACATGATAAACGTACTATAATTCAAGGTTAATGAAGAAAAAGTTGGACAAATATTTGACATATTTTAAGATAAAAATAAACACTAAAATATTTGAAGAAAAAAATATTTTACATCCGTTTATGATAAATCAAGACCTCTTATCAAATATATTTGCAAAGTAAATGTCAATAGACCGAATTTAAAAACAATATATATATAACTTTTCTTATGATAATCATATTATAATATCCATATATGTAGCAAAATAATTAATAATATTAATTCATATTTTAATTATATTTCTTTATAAAATTATATAGTTTTTCATATGTCCTTTCTTCTTCAAATGAATCAATAATAGTATTATTATCTATTGATTTATCAATAACAATAATTGTTGGAAAACTAGATATATTTAGAAGATTAACGCGTTCTAAGTTTTCACTTCTATTATATTTATTAAGACTTACATTAACCCAAGAAATACTATTAAGTTGTTCCCATATTCCAGAATTATTAAATTCTATACAATGCCCGCATGTATCCATATAATAATATTCCACGCTATATCTTTTATTATTAAAAAAATGTTCTTGTATTGTTTGCTTATTTGCAATTAATACAGCAAATACAAATATTATCAAAATTATAATAATATAGTTTGATATTCCTTTCACTTTACCAATTTTCATTTTATTCTAACATAATAATATATTATTAATATATTTTAAATTATATTATTAATAATATCTAGATTATCAATATATTTTTTACAGATAATATCTTTCATATTATCATTCTCATATGTAAATTTTATAAATGTATAAAAATTATTCATTTTTTTTGAAATTATATTATTTAAAAAATCTTCAAATAAATCATATTTAATTAAAAATACTCTATAATCTAATGTGTCATAGTTAATATTTGAAATTGTATTAATTATATAGACACTAAAATCCTTATTTTCTAATAATTTTTTATACTCTAATACATCATTGTTGCAAACAACAATTGTTCTATATATTAAATGAGATTTATAAATATTATCTAATTCATCTACAAAATTATTTTTTAAATCTAATTTCATAATAATATATATATATTATATATATATTATTTATATATAAGATTATTAAATATATTTAATATTATAATGGATGATACAGTAATTAAAATACATCTATCTATATTCCTAAATAGATATAATAATAATATAAATATTCCTGATAATATTGTTAATAAGGCAGAACATCTTAGAAAAACATGTAATTGTTTTAATTCATTATATGATCCAAAAATGATATGGGAAAAAAAATTATTTAATAAAAAAGAAAAGCACAGTTTGAATGGATTAAATAATTTTAATATAAATAATAAGGGGAAAGTTCATATTATTATTCCAGATTTTTCTGATATATCTATTACAAAAAGGGCATTAGTTGGATATTTAAATAAATTAACAGTTAAAAATAAAGAAAATATTTATGAAAAAATTAAGGAAATTATAAATAATAATATGAATGAAGAAGTATTTCTAATTATATGGTCATATATTAAAGTTTCCATAAATGATAATAACATATATATAAAATTATTAGACTACTTTGATAATGAGTTTTTAAATATTATTATTAATAAATTATGGAATAGCTATATTAATAATAAAGAATGGGAGCCGCCAAAATATATATATGAAAATAATCTATTATTACATAATAATGAATATGAATTATATTGTAATTATATTAAATGGAAAAAAGGAATACATAATATAAATATTATATGGATAAAATATAAAAAAGATGAAATTTCTTTGTTATTAAATAATATATTTGATTATATGGTTGAATGTATTAATAATCCAAATATACATAAATATATTATAGATATATTTATGGAACAAATATTAAGAATATTAAATAATTACAATGATGTTTCTATAATAAATAAAATAAAATTGTTAGATATTAAAAAGTTTGATAGTTCAACAAAATTTTTAATATATAATATTATAGAAAATAAATAATTTCTACTATAATAGTAGAGAATAAATAATGAAGGAGTCCGATACAACATTATCTTTTTATAGTAGTGTATTTATACAATTAATATTTGTATTATTACTTTTAATTATTTGGAGTTATATATACAAATTAGAAAATATTGGTTGCGAATGTTCAGAACATAGTAACAAAGAGTTTATAAAGAATTTTACTATAATTGCGCTAGTATATTTCTTTATTACAGCGTTTATACCTATGAAAACTATTGCAAAAAATATGGGTAATGTAATTGTTCAATTATTATCATTTGGTACATTTATATTCTTCCTAACATTTGTAGTATATATATACTATTCATTTGATTATATCAGATATTTAATGAATGAAAAATGCAAGTGTTCAGAAGATTTACGACGTGATATTATAGCTATTGGAACTATGATATCTCTATTTTTATTCTTAATACTATTATTTACTATAATAATAATCCCTATATTAATAAGCACTATAACTAATTTATTTGTTAAAATTCAAGATTTTGAAAGCGAAGTTGAACAAGTTATTAAAGATCCCGTAAAATCATTAAAAAGCAGCCCTGGAAGATTATTTAAATCAACTAAGGATATTGGTTCTTTTGTCAAGAAAACAGCTTCTAAATTAACAAAATCAAAAAAAAGAGGATAAGCCGATAAAATAAAAAAATTATTTATCATTTTTACTACATAATATTTATATAACTATCATATTATTTTTCATCTTGGTCTATTAAAATCTCCTTAATATAAGGAGCAAGAATTTCATCTACAATTAGATCAGCATTAAATTCATCATAACTCATAAATATTTTAAGAAGTTGCTCTGAAAATCCAGAAATCATCGCAGTCCCCTCTGTTTTACAATTAACAGGAAATGTTTCCTTATGAGATGAATTTAGATTCCAGAATATGAACTTAGGAGGAGTATAACCTTCCGCTTTAAACATTTTAACAATTGTTTTATAAATAGTTTCAAGACCTTTATTTTCAGTATCTACATTCGCTTCATCAAATTGCATATCAGTGAAGATAAATAATTTTTTAGGCATATCAGTATCATTAATGTTATTATCCTTACCATATTTAATAATACTATCACAACATTTGATAAAATCTGTATTATATCCAAAATCAACATCTATTAATGATTTGAAGCAAGTATATAAAGATGGTTCAATACATTTTTCAGTATATTCTTTGTATAAATCATCTGGAATAAGAGATACTAACTTAGGTTCATCGCTAAATGTAATAAACTTATTTTTGAACATTCCATCGCAACATTGTGATGTAATAATACCGAGAGATATAGCAACTTGCGCTGGTATACTTCCATTACTTGCTGAAAACATAGAACCAGATAAATCAATAACAGCTAATGAATTTCCTAGTATCCCAGTATTTTTTACATTATCTACAATGGTCTTCCATTGTAGTTCAATAGTTTCATTTTCTTCATATTCATCCTGAGTATTGCGAAGATTAACATAATAATTTGCTAATTCATGAGGAAGAATACCTGTAACATTAATCTTTGCTGTACCATTTCTTACTTTTGACAAATATTCACAATATCTATCACTGTCATGAATATTAAATGCTTTATGTAGTCGTTTAGATGCAACACCTGGAACACACTCGTAATTAATCTTATCCCATTCGTTATTACACATAAGTTTTTCAACAATATTAATTTTTTTTCTAAGAGGTACAAGATATTCTTTTCTATATTTTTCCATTTTTTTATTATCTTCTTTACCATAAAGAATTGAAGCAATTTTTTTCGCAAAATACTTACGACTATCATTTCTATCATTTTCACTAGGAGCCCATTTTGCACATAAAGATATATTATTAACCTTGTTTTCACTATTTTCATTATTTAAGTTTGAAATATCATCACGTAATTTATCAGCAAATAAGCTAAGTTCATAATTCTTATTAATAATTCCACCTCCTGTATTCTCATAGCATAAATACAAAAGATCTTTCCATCTTCCATATTTATTTACATATGTGATAATATTATTCATATAAGTATATGGTTTATTATTTCTAAGCCATAGCATACCCTGATTAGATACAGTCTTTTCTTTTTTTCCTGTTAACCTATCGCGTCCATTAAAAATAACAGCAACAGTTTTTTCAGGACTAATACTCCAACACTTTTCAATATACTGATAATTTTGTTCCTTTGTAAGATTACGTGTATACATCATAAAATAGTCAGTGATAGAATTTCCAGTTGTATCTAACGCAATAGCTCCATTTTCAGTATGCGTGTACTTAGGTACTGTGTTCATGATTATATTCTCAATCGTTGTTGATATATTTAAAACAATATTTATATCAATTTTTATTTTTTATTATATAATAAATATTATAAATATAATATTATAATGTTTTTATATTTTCCTTGGAAGTTTCAGAATTCAAGAGTTTTAAATTGTAAATTAAATAATGATATCTATTTACTTAATTTAATTAGAGATTGGGTAATAAAACAGGAACCATCTATTAATACACCATCACATTGGTGGTTTAAAGATTTACCACCAAATATATACAACTTGTTCAATGATATTTCAAAAAATACTAAGATTATTGAGATGTTTAAAAAATCATTTGGGAAACAATGTATTATTGATATTTTAGATGATATGAATGAGATTTATGTATCACCATCATTAAATAATAATGATAACTTACAAAAAATTGCTTCAAATAATATTTATACTAGACATATTGATGGACCATTCTTTTATATTCCATTTGCTTCTTGTTATAGAGTAAATGTTGGACTTGATGATAATAGAGATATTATGACAGTCTTTAACATAATCCCAGAAACATATATAATAAAAACAGGGGATGTCGTAGGGTTTGATTTTAATAGAGAATGTCATTATATAACACCAATTATTAGATATAATAATAATAATATTAATGATATAAAAAAATATAGTGTAATTCTTAAAATACATTATTGTGTATATCCTAGATGGGCTTTTGTATTTGGTTTTATTCTAAGTAAACTTTCAATAATGTATAATAAACTATTTAGACCTCCCTTTTTATTTACCTTATATCCTCAAAATAAATATATAAAGAAACTAGGAAAAAATATGATAATAATAGCAAAAATATATCATGATATTGAATACTATATAGGTAATAATAATATTCAATATTTATTATTATTATATTATATAGCAAGTAAAACAAATTATTATGTATTATTGTTATCCAGCTCATTTATTCACTATTTGAGATGGATAGATACATCAAATAATAATACAGATATTAATAATATATTTAGAAGAGATTATTATTTTTATAAATTTATTTACATGCTTCAATTTATACATATGTATCTTTCATATAAAATTGAAAATCCTATTTTATATACATCAATTATAGTCCCAATAATATTTACAACATATATTTCTAAATATACTGTTATTATACCAAAATTAATTGAAATATATTTAACATATGATATGTTAAATAATAATAATCTAAAATATATTGAATATATATATTTATATATTAATATTTTATTTAACTATATTCAATTATATAAACCAATATATATATAAATATCAAAAACACTTATTATTTACAATAAAACTTATGTTAGTTAATAATATAAATTAATTATATACATTCATATAAAGCTTATTTTTATATTATAAATATATTATGCTGTTACTTAAAGAAAATAAATCAAATATTTTAATAAATGAAGAAGTTCCTCATTATGTCAAAGACTATTATATATATATACTATCTATAATAAAATATGTAATAAATAAAAATAATTTATCTATTAACATCATATTAGGTAACATGATATATAATTTTGATAATACTAATCAAACATTAAAAATTAATATAAACTATGAACATATATTAGTAAAAAAAGGAGGTCGTAGTATTGAAAATAATACACCAACAGGAGTGATCCCATATAATAAAGATGATAATTATTTAGTAAGAATTGAAAATTTAAATAATTATATTAATACTGATATAATTATTGATTATAGTAATCCCAATATATATAATGTTAAATCATCTGGGTTCTATGATAATTTTTCACATAAACATATTTATATTTCACCATCTATATATCAAACTATATATACAAACATAGAAAAAAGAAAAATATCATCTCTTACTACATTTATTAATGTAAATGAACCAAGAAGATATAAATTATTAGAAAATATTAAAAATAATAATTATTTTGATCATATCAATATAAATAATTGTTTTGATAAGAATGATATAGAAAACTTATATAAAGATACGAAGGTAATTATTAATATTCATCAAACACCACATCACGATACTTTTGAAGAATTAAGATGTTTGCCAGCATTACAAAATGGCGTGATTATTGTTGCTGAGAAATCTCCATTAAATAATTTAATACCTTATAATAATTTAATAATATGGTGTGAATACGATGATATAATAAACAAGGTAAAAGATGTATTAGATAATTATGAAGAATATCATTCTAAAATATTTACAAATGATAATATTACCATTATTAATAATATGATTAGTGACAATAATAAAATGATGGAATATAAAATTCTTAATTGTTGTTATAAATCTCTTGATATTTTATCTAACAATATGGTTTAGATAAATCAATTTCTACTGGTTGCCATAATTATATACCAGGATATACAAAACTTTTTCAAAATATAAGATATGATGTTAAAAATTTATTAGAAATAGGGATTGGTTCATTAGAAAATAGACAAATGGGTGGAATAAATGGATTAGTCGCTACAAATTATGGTTATTCAAGTGGTAATAGTTTAAAATGTTGGTCAGATTATTTTCCGTATGCAAATATATATGGTATTGATATTTATTCACATCCTGAACTTGATTATAATAAAATTAAAACATATGTAGCTGATCAAAATAATGAAAATGACTTACAAAATGTTATCAATAATATTAATAATAATTTAGATATAATAATAGATGATGGTTCGCACAATGGAGAACATCAAGTAATATCTTTTATGTATCTACATAAATATTTATCTCCAAATGGCATTTATGTAATAGAAGATATACAACCATATAATATTGAAAATTTTAAAGATTTGTCTATTTTTCCTTCAACCTTTAAGGATTTTATAATAAGTAATTTTAAAATAGAGTATTTTGATACTCGTTATTCTGCTAATCGTTTTCGCGAAGATGATTTTTATGATATCTTTTACAAAAATATAGTTTTCATATACTACGCAATATATATGTAAATATATATATATATTATAGATGATATATGGATATTAATATCAAACAATTTAAATTAAATAATGGTATCCGAGTTATAATAGTACCACTGAAAACAAAATTAGCATATATATCAGCAAACTATTTATTAGGTAATTATCAAGAAAAAAAATGTGAAGCGGGGATAACACATTATTGTGAACATTTACTTGCACGTTTAACATCAGCAAAATATAAAAATTCAATATATATAAATGATGAAATATATAGACGCGGAGGAATAACAAATGCTTATGTTTCTAAGTATGAAACTAGTATATATATATCAGGACTATATGAAGATTTAGAATTCTATATGGATATATTATCAAATACTATTAATAAATTTTATATTGATAAAAATATAGATAAGGAAAAAGGTACAATTATTCAAGAATATAGAGGGGTTATATCAGATTCTAATTATAAGTTTAAATTTAATATATTTAAGTTTCTATATCCAAAATATTCATATATTGAAGATTATAAAAATATGATAGCAAATATTAAATTTTTTGATAATAAGCAAGTAATCAAATACATAAAAACACATTTAAGTACTGATAATCTTGTTATAACAATAACATGTCCTTCAAACAAAATTAATGAAACTATTAATAATGTTAAAAAATATTTTGGAATTATTAAATATAAAAAATCAAACCTCGTATATCCAACTCTAAAACATAATAATAATTTAAAAATAGTTAATATTAAAAATGATAATACAGATGTAAATAATTCTATTGTAATACATTTATCAAAGCAAATAATATTCCTTTCTGATGAGCATTTAATACTATATTATATTCAAAGAATATTGTTTAATTTTAATAGTGGTATATTTTATAAAATACTTCGCAAAAAACTTGGCATCATTTATTATATTGGTTTATCTATCAATATAGATAATTATAATTCTAAAATGTCATATTATAATATAACTTCACAATGCCAACATATAAACATGCCATTATTTATAGAAAATATAATAAATATTATAGAGAATTATGAAATTACTGATGATGACATTGAAAATGCTAAAAAATATTTTAAAATTTTGTATGAAAATAAAAAATTTTATAACTTAAACTCTTATAATGAAGAATACAAGAAACAATTATTATTTAATAATGATATAGTTAAAAATAATATTATTTTTAAAAAAATGATGTCTATTAAATGTAAAAATATAAAAGATTATTATAAGAATGTATTTATAAAGGATATATTAACAAGACATATTCTTTTTTATTATTCTAATATTAATATTAATAAAAAGATAGAATTAATTTATAAAAAACATATACCATATGAAGAATGTCAAACATATTTTATAAAATAATTAATAGTTATTTTAAATTATTTAATCTTATTAGAATATAATATAATTTTTAATATAAAATGGATACCTTCTATTTTTACATTTATTTATTGCTTATTATTACAACTACATTAATTTTTACAATAATAAGATGTATTTTTAATATACATGACTTAGATATATTTTTTTATCCTAATAATAAAAATAATATTATAGAAAATAAGATATATTTATTTACACATATATTGGTTAACTTTTTGCTAGGGTTTATATTTGGTTTTGATATTATACTAGGAATGTTTATAAAAATTTTAATTTTTGAAGTATATCTTCATATTACAGAACATTGTGATATCTTCTATGTATCAAATATATCAAATTTAATTGTTATAGTTTTGATATCATTAGTAAGTTATACTTTTGGATGCATATTTAATAAAGCATTATCAAAAATTTAAAAATAATATTGAAATAATAAATTAAGATTTTAGAAGAAAAATAAAAAATACATATATAAAATATATAATTATATATAAACCTATCTCTTTTCACCCTTCTTTTTTTCTGTATGTTTTTGACTATATTTTAATTATTATTCATTTTATCACTAATTATTTTATTAGTATTTTTAGAATATGATCTAAAATTAATTACATTTCGCATAGGGCATTTAAACTCAAAACTGTCTGTTCCTACAAGCCCGTCTGATTTGCTTGTTTCCAATTGTGTTTCAAAATATTTAAATAAGCATTTATCATGCGTGTTAGAGCATACCTTTTCTGTTTTTGTTGAATTGTCAATATATACTTTGACTATTTTATCATTATTTTTAAAATTAGAAAGGCAGATGCAACAACTATTATCACAATTATTATTATTTCTTTTATTATCACAAATCAACATTGGAATGTTTGAGATATTCCATCTGAATGTTCTGAATAACATCTTATTTACACGTTGTAATACCTTCCTATTATAATTTAAATCACCACATGTATAATCATTGTTGATACACCGCGCACAAAATTCGGTTTTAAATTCAACAATATCATTCATGATGATATTTGAAATTTTTTGTTTTTGTAGAATGCTCATAGTATCAATAATAGTTCCCGTATTATTAGAAATATTAATACCATGTTTATTCATAATAAACACATTACAAAGAAAATCTAATTTATTAAAAGGAGGCAATAACTTTGTATTTGTAGGTATAATTATGTCAAAGTCAAATGAAATTTCAATCCCATTATGTACAAATGGGATTTTACCTAGTGTAACTGTGTAGTTGATTTTTTTATGCGTTTTGATTGGCAAATTAAAATATCTGTTTTCATCAGTTATTGTTATGTCAGATGAAGATACATTAGAATAACCAATTTCATTATTAAATACATTTTGAAGAGCAATAAGAAAATTAGAAACATCCTCTTCTGTATACATACAAATATCCATATCTTGCGCAACAAGAGCACGTGCTGCGGTTTCTGGTTGATATAATTTATTCCAAAATTTATGAATATCATAATCATTGCGACTGTTATATATAGCTTTGTAGTGGTCGCTAATTATCATATCCCTGACAAATCCACCAAAGATAATTCCATTATTATCAAATACTTTTTTTTTGATAATATTAAATAATATATATTTAATACGTTTGGGGGTGAAGTTAATTCTGACAAAATCCATTTTAATACTTTGTTTTAGTTAGCAAATTCAAAGGTCGAACGCGCAAAAGTTCACAGAGTTTATTAGCAAGTATTGGCAATCGATGATCAATTAATGAAATTGATTTTAGCTATAAATATTAACAATTTTAATCAATTTTTATAATTATTATAAAAAAATAATACAAATGTATTCTAGTATATTTTCTATATATTATTTTAATTTTATAAGTTGATAGTATTAACCTATGTCATTTTCTATTTTAGCACGTGAATATGCGTACATTACTTTTTCAGCAGTATCAATAGGAAGAATATAATCTTTCGCACCATAAAACTCAGGATTTTTACGTGAACTTCTATTAACTAATGTTCTAAGAGCATTTATATCATGTAATTCATATTGAATACGAAATGAATTATTGTTTAAATCTGTAAAGATAAAAAATAGTGAAGGTTTAATTTTATTTATACCATCAGGAATATAAAAACTATTGGGATATTTAAAAGATATGTCAAAATTACCTGAACTATCTATATTATGAATATTTGGTGTATTTTCGAAAGCAATTTCATAATTTGGGAAGGGAAGGCCAGATCCAGAATAATTACTCATTCTATCTATTGGATTTGGAGCTATTATTGTAATATTGTTATATAATACCTGATTTTTTATAGAACCGGTTATTTTTAATAAGGAAAAATCTTTACTATACACAACATTAAATGCGGCATATTCATCACTATATATCATTTTAATTTAATAAAATATTTTATATCTCTATATTTTGTATATGTTTTATTTTTTTCAATTATTATAAATTACAAAAATCTAAATAATAAAAATAATATTTAAATACTTTAATCATTATTATATTCTTCATCATTATCATCATCGCTATTAAATAAAAAATTATCACCATAATCAATCTTTTTTTCTTTACATATTTCATCAAGAACGTCATCAAAAATTATATTAGCGTCATTCGCATTATTAATACTACTAATATTAACTTTATTATAAGCATTAATTAATGTATCTGAAATCTCTTTATTATTAATAAGATTTTTACATTGTTCAGCATTAAATTTATGAACAATATCAACCTTTCCAATTTGATAATCTCTTATTGATACAGCAACAATATCACCAGTCTCAATCAATACGCGTTTATTAAAACGTCTCATAGAACCTCTAATTACACCAACTGCTTCTGTTCCATTGTCACATAATACAAGAACCCTACAATTTCCTAATAACTTAATTACATAAGCATATACTTCATATTCGCTATCTATATTATAATTATTGTTTGAAACTTTATTAAACTGACTTTTTTTTTTTTTATTACGTATGCTTGTTTGATACATATTTATATATCTATATTCTTATTTTAGTCTTATATTATTTATTAGCATCGTAATTATATTTTTCTTTTGAGCGAAGATACATATTTCTTCTATATTTATTTTTAATAGCAGATTTAAAATCGCAATATGATATAATACTATTATCATAATTTGTTGTATTATACATTAATGCTAGATTAGGAGCACTATTACATCTCAAAATAGTTTTTTTATATTGCTCATTTATTCCACTTGAAATATTAATATGATTCATAGTTATAATAGCAGCTAGAATAAGTACTTTCATTATTTTTATTAATACTTTGTTATAATTTTTATATCATTTTTTATAAAAAAATGTAAATGTTAAATATTAACTAAAAAGTATATTATAAGTATTATTATATAATTTTGTTGCTATATTATTCTTTTTAAGTCAATTAAAAGAGAATAAGCTAAACATAATCCATGACCAAATGCTTCACTAGTATCATTTAATAATTTTTCTAATTTTTCAATAGACATAATACATATATTATTATCATCACAATCATTACCATACTCACCTTTTTTATTTTTTGCTGGAACATCAATCTCGCATATCATTAACTTCTTCCCATCTTTAAGTTTTTTTAATAATTTAGTATATTCAGGTAATACTTTTATAAGTCTTATATACTCTTTTATATATAATTCTTTTCTTGCTGAGATGTAATCTAATCTTTGTTCTGTTCCTTCTTTATCAATACATAAAGCAAATTTAGTATTTTTTCTTCTATGTATTTTATTTGGATACCGAATAGGATTTTTACATTCCCATAAACTATTTCTCCAATGGAAATATTTATCATAATTTATAATGTTATTTTCTATAATAATGTCGCCTAATGGATTTATAGGTGTAAATTTCCACCACAAATAATTAGGATTGTTTATATAATATCTAGATGGAAATACTTCATTCTCATATACAGTATCATATATTTTACAACCTTGATAAAAGTTTTCAAACAGGATTCCTCCTTTATTTGAATATACTTCATTACCATCTGTCTTTAATTGGTAAGGACAGAGGTTTTTCCATTTACTATTATTCCATTTAAGTACATTTACAGATTCATATTCTTCTAAACAAATTGGTTTAGAAGTAGTTGATTTAATTTGCTGTGTTGCTATCATAGTATATAATATGATTATAATTATTATATATTATAATCATTTTTTAAAAAAGATTATAGTTTATTTTTAGAAAAATATAGAAATAAATGGATTTGCTATAATGTCTTTTTTATTTTGTTCAGATAAAAACGAAAATCTATCTAAATTTTTATCATTCCAGCAACAATAATGAAAATGAATATATAATGGAATATCAAATTTGATATGTATATCAAACAAATGATCTAATATATTTTCTTCTCCACCTACAATATCTACATTAATTAATGAAATATTAGTGATATTAATATCATAATTTTTAATTATTGTTTCTAATGTAATTGTTTCTACTATATAATATTCATCAGAAATTACACCATCTGGATATATTAGCGATCTACTGTCATTCATTCTTGAAGTTGTGTAATTAAAATTTTTACCAAAATTGACTTTTTTATTATCAATATCGTATATTGCTTTATTAATAATAGTATAATTATTTTCACAATTTGTTTTTAAATTATTCTTCATATCATTAAATACTAAATTATCAGCTTCAATTGTATATACATGCTTTGATTTTCGCGACACATACATTGATGTTGCAGCAATCCACCCACCTATATCAATGAACACTTTATCTTTTGATAAATATTTATCAATAACTTCAAAAGTATCATTTTTCCATCCATAATATATATCTTTCCAAAAAGATAGATTAGGATTATTTAAATTATTCTCAATCAAAAATAATTCCTTATTTTTATAAATTAGTAAATATTTATTTTCAATATAAGTAGAAATTATTTTTGATATAGATGAAATAGATGTTGTATTAATATTATTAATATAATTATCATATACATTATATATTTCATTATCTATATACCATGGTATATGCTTTGCTGTAAAGTTGCCACCTACTCTAATTTTTAAATTATAATCTTCTAATATATTATACTTGTTAATATATATATTTTTTTTGTTAATTAAACAGAAGGTTGTATCTATATCTGCTTCATATAATTCATATTCGTCATCAGCAATCTTTAATTCATAGAATGATTTTTCCCATTCATATATAGATAATTCATCATGAGTATATTTAGTAGCAAAAAAATTTTCGTGATCTGAAATATCAAGCGCAAAACCTATTTTAGATGTTTTATATTTATCAGATAAATTTGCTAATATCTCAATAAAATTTTTTGGAATATTCTTATTAAATTTTAAATCAGGGTCAGTTAATATAAATTTTTCAGGTAAAATATCATATATATGTTTATTATTAGTATTTGTAATCCAAGGTCCTAAATTTTCTTTATTATTTATAACACGAACATCAATATTATTTAAATACTCAATAGTTTTTAAGCATGTGCTATTATTATTAATTATTATAATATTCTTGTAATATTCTTTATTTATATTTAAGAGTTGCGATAGAGTATTTTGTACATATCTATAATTATTATAGCATATAATAACAATTGGAATATCCATATAATCTTACAATCTTATAATCATATAATCTTATATAATATTATATAACTATAAAAATACAAAAATGTACCAGTATAATCCCACAAAAAAGCAAAAAACCCAATAATAATTTCGTGAAATAATATTTAGAATTTTTAAATATTCAAGAGTTTAAATATTATATTTATATAGAAACTTATTAATATAATGAATAAAAAATTTAACGAGGCACTATGTATTCGTAATACAGGAACATGGGCTAATATTAAACCAGAACATAAGTTTGATTCGCTGAAATTTGATAAGGATATTGTAAAGAGGGATTTACAATTCTTATCACCAAAAATAGATGAAATGATAAAAAAAATAAATCTATTAGATGAACAAGATATGATTAATGATAATAAATATTATAAACACATAATATATAGTGATGTTTCTGGTGTTTATGGTGCTAAAATGGTTGCGTCATCTCTAATTGCTAATGATTTTTCTCTTGTATATTCAAATAAATTAGATTTGCGACAAGATATTGTAAATAAAAATAAAACATTTGGGCTTTTAACAACATCTACTGTATATAAAAAACCTCTGACAACTAAGTTAAAAAAAAATATGATGGCACGTATGAACGAAAGACCATCAAATATAAATGGTGAAAAAATGCGAATAATAATATTAGATTCAGGATATAAGGAGGGTTTAGATGTATTTGATGTTAAATATATGCATATATTAGAACCATTAGTAACAAAAGCTGAATATACACAAGTTATTGGAAGAGGCACGAGATATTGCGGGCAATCCGGGCTACCATTTATACCAAATGTAGGATGGCCTCTAAATATTTATAGATATAATATAAAATATGATAGTGATATAACTATTCATGATTTATATCTTAAACATAGCAATACAAATATTAGCGCATTTAATTTTATTGCTGATATTGAAGCAATTATAATTGCTTCTGCTGTTGATACTCCTCTAACAGAAAATTTACATTTATTAAAAGAAAAAAATAATCGCTTTTATGATTCATTAATTAAAATTAACATCAAAGGAGAAAAATCAAAACGTAAAGATTATATTGAAGTAGTTAATAATATTCGTGGTAAAATATATACAAATGATAACATAATTGATTGTAAGAAAAAATGTCAAGGTATGCTTGATGATTTCCCTTCGGTGAATGCTTTACTTATTATTGCTGTTGTATTTATTATTGATAAGATTGGAGCACGTGTTGATAATATAATTGTAAAAAATAAAAAATTATATATGGGTAATATTAAAAATAAGGTTAATAATTATATTAAGGATAATGATTTAATTGAATATTTAAATTATAATAATCCAAAACCGTTATTATGTAATATTATAGATAAAAATCAAAACTTTTGCGATGCTATTAATAAAATATGGATGAACCCAATTAATTTTTTAAAATTATATGGAAACCAAATTATAGAAAAATTAAATTACTATAAAAAAAATAATATTGTTAATGATAAAAACTATGCTGATGCGATGCGATTTATATATGAATATAAAAATAAATTAATACATAAAAAACAACTATTTGAACCAGAACCTCCTAAAACTAAATTAACAAATATTCAATTATATAAATATATAGAGAAACATTTTGCTCCTTATAAATGGGATAATATAGATATTATAAATAAATGCGTTTCTATTGGTAATGATGTAGTTAAAGATAACAAGGAGTATAAACTAGTATCTTTTTCAAATACGCAAAATTTTGTTCAAAAATTTTTAACACCTCAATCACCGTATAAAGGTATGTTTTTATTTCATAGCGTAGGTTCTGGCAAAACTTGCACAGCTATATCAACGGCAACAAATACATTTGATAGAGAAGGATATAAAATATTATGGGTAACTAGACACACATTAAAAGAAGATATATGGAAAAATATGTTTGGTGATGTGTGTAATATAATCATACAAGAGCGACTTAAAAATGGAGAGATATTACCATCAACAAAAGCTAAACGTATGGAATTTTTAGGTAAAAATTGGCTCCAACCTATATCATATAAGCAATTTACTAATTTAATTAAAGGAAAAAACAAATATTATAAACATATGGTTGATTTGAATGGAAGTAAAGATCCTTTCAGAAAAACTCTAATTATAATTGATGAAATACATAAAATATATAGTTCATCTTTATCAGCATTAGAAAAACCAAATCCAGAAGTTCTACAAAGTATGATACAAAACTCATATAAAATATCTGGAAAAGATTCACTTAAATTATTACTTATGACAGCTACACCGATTACAGATGATCATATGAGCTCAATTAAAATACTAAATTTATTATTAGAAGGTATTGAACGATTTCCAGAAGATTTTGAAAATTTCAAAACAATATATTGTAATGAAAATGGGTTATTTACTGAAAATGGTTCACATGAGTTTATGAATAAAATTACAGGATTAGTAAGTTATATAGATAGAACAAATGACCGCAGTCAATTTGCTTATCCAGTAATTAAGGATATATTGATTGATGTTAATAGGCAACATAATAATGATAATGGATTAAGTGAAATTAATAAAAATATAAATGAATATGAAAATAAATTAAATGATCCTAATTTAAAAAAAGAGGAAATAAAGGATATTAATAAAATAATTAATAAAATGAAAAAAGAAAAAAAAGTTGCGAATAAATTAAACGATGAACCAAAAGATATTATAGATTTTATAAATAATTGTTTTGTTAAAAAACGCCCTAAATAATTCTTGTGCGTTATATTTAATATAAGAATTATAGAAAAATATATATAGATATGTATATATTATATTCAATAGTTGTATCAGCGTTAATTTTTGGAGCTTATCAATATTTTGATAGTATAAATAGAGATACAAGCGCGCCTAATTTTCAACCATATGATATTAATAGAGACTTAATCACCGCAAATAATATTATGATATATGTAATAATATTATCAATAGTATTCTGTGTAATTTATATGGCATTCAACGATGATACTGATCTATTTACATCTCTTGGTATATTTGACAATGATCATAATAATTTATATGAAATTAAAAAAACAAATGTAAACCCTAGTATTTTCAGAAATACTACATTTCCAATGAAAATGGGATTTGAACCTTATAATAGCGGTGGTTCAGAAGGTAATTCAGGTTCTGACACATCATCGGCAGTAGCATCATCAGAATGTTCAGATGATAGCGAATAATAATTATATATATAATTTTGGGTCAACATTAAGAACTCTAAGAATACGTTTATACAATGTAGGTGAAAAATTAATAATAGAACAATTTTCATAATCTCTTATAATCTTTTCAGGAATTCCTAATTTAGCAGCTAAATCTTTTTGCTTTAATTTATTAGCATTTCTTGCTTTTGAAATAGCTTGCGCTTGTTCATGTGTTATTTTATTAAGAGTTGGCAATTCTTCATTATTTAATCTAATAAATTCTTTATTGCCAATAGGTTTTTCGGTTGTTTGCTGTAATTCTTTATTTTTTAATTTAATAGCATTTGTACTTTTAATTACAACTGGTTCCCAATCTTGATAGCAAGTATTCATTTTATATTATATATATTAGATATTTTTATATATATATTAAATATTTATATATAAGAGATCATTATTACTTAATAATCAAAATATGAATGATTTAACCTCATATTTAATTTCAAATTTAAGTCAAAAAGAAATTGAAAATTTTGAGGGAAATATTTCAAGCTGTACACAACAGTATTTAGATTTAGTAAAATTAACAAATAATCCAAATATAAATGTAATGGAAATTGGTTTTAATGGAGGACATTCAGCTGAATTATTCTTAAAAAATAATGACAATTTATCTTTAACATCATTTGATATTGGATATCATGCTTATGTATTAATCGGTAAAACATATATAGATAAAACATTTCCAAATAGACATACATTAATTATTGGCGATAGTAAGATGAGTGTCCCTAATTTTTATAAAAATTGTAAAGATAAAAAATTTGATTTTATATTTATTGATGGTGGACATGATTATGAAACAGTAAAGCGTGATCTCGAAAATTGTTTTCATTTGGCTCACAAAGATACAATTATTGCGATTGATGATACTATGTTTAGTCAATATTGGGTAAGATGGTGGAATATTGGTCCTACAAGAGCATGGGTGGAACTTTTAGAAAAGAATAAAATAATAGAATTGAATAGATCAGATTATTCAGATGGCAAAGGTATGTGTTATGGAAAATATGTTATGTAATATATATATGATATTAGTATGATATAAATCTAATTAGGGTTTATTAAAAAGGTATTATATATTTTTATCAGATATTTTATCATAATAAAAATTTTTATTTAGAGAATAATAACAAGAAGGTTTAAACTTTCTTCCAAATAAACTTTCACTTCTTAATAAATGTTCTAATTCATCTTCATTAATATATTTATAGTTTTTTAATTCTTGATTAGAGACATATTTATAATTCATATTCTCCCAATTTGCAAATGTTGTCGCTTCATCTGGTGATGAAATATAGGATGTTGTTATAAGTTCATTAGATAATGAATCATTATATATATATGATAAATATGATATATAACATAGTTCATCTGGCGCATAAGTATCTTTAAACCATATTAAATAATTATTAGTTTGTTCAGAGCCTTTTATTAGTATTTCGCTATGACGTCTATTAAGAATACACCATTGTGATGCTTTATTAATATGTTTTTTTGGAATATATTTTAAGACAACTTCGCAATCAGGAAAGCAATCATCCGGGTCAGCTATATGAAAATATGAATACTTTGTATCCAGAAAATTATATATATAATTAAATGATTTTAATGGTATACATGAACCTGACAAAAATATAAAATGTTTATTATTTTTATCTTTTAAAGCTTCTTTAATAAGAATATTCTGCGCTTTTACAATAGAAATATCAGCATACTTTGTATTTATAGTTTTATTAATTTTATACTGATTAAAAAATTCTAAATTGTCATTTGTTTTATAATGAATATAAATGTTATATTTATTTTTACTTATACCATTGAAAAATGTAAACCATATATTTTCATGATTTATTATATCATAAATTAAAAATAAAAATGCTATTTTATTCATAAAACTTATTAATTAATTTTATAAATATATAATTGAATATATATTTATATAATAAAAATAATTGTTCACGCTGGGACTTGAACCCAGAATCTTCGCTTCATAAGAGCGACGCCCTAACCGATTAGGCCACGCGAACATTTGTAGTGGAAACTATTCTCAATTCCACTACATACTATATAATATAGTAAATCCTTATATCATTTTATATTTTACAACCCTTAATAATTGGATTAATCTTAATAGCATATTCATTAGTATTAATAGATTCTAATAAATCACTATCTAACCGATTTGAATAAGCATTTGATACTCCAGGCATTTTTGTTATACTACAATCATCAAATACAGGTGTTGTTTGATATACTTTTCCTACATTTCCTGTATTTCTAGCGGCTATACTATTTTCAAATGGTTTCTTTGTAGACATTTCAATTTCAGAAGGATCCGATATAATATTAACATTTCCAGGGTTAGGAGTATATCCAGCGCTTATCATAATTCCTTCACGAGTTCCATCAATTTCAGCGTTTTCATCTGCTGTTCTATCTGTTTGTCTAAAATCTCCACTAGAACCAGCTATTCCATATTCATTTGTGTCAGATAAGAATTGTTTTTGCGTATTTTTTAGGTCTACATTTGTACTTAAATATCCTCCAAATAATCCTTCTAATATTCCTCCTAAAAATCCATATTCTGACTTACCTTTAATCATTGTTTCTTTTGTAGTAGTTTTAGCAATATCATCTGGATTGTATAATGTTACTTTGTAAGTTGTTCCTCCTATATTGCGTATAGTATCTATTTTTGGCAATGTTTGCCTTAGAGTTTTCTTTGCTTCATCATCATCAAACAAAATATATCCACTATTCTTATCTCCTTTAATATTTGCTACATTCGTATCATGTATCATAGTTTCTTTAACAGTTGTCTTAGCAATGTCATTTAATGCTGAGTAAGTTTCCTTATTACCTGAAAGATTTGTTAAATCACTATCGTGTATAGTTGTTTCTTTTACTGTTGTTTTCATAATATGATTATCCGGGTCATATGTTGTTGCCTTGCTAGGTATTTGGATACTTGGATTACCTACCGCGCGGACTGATTCAACATTATATTCTTTCATAGTATATTTAAGAGCATCCATTAAAGGCGCTGCTATTGCTTTAATAATAGAGGTAACATTAGATACAACCGCACGTGTTCCTGTTATATTACGCTCATTATCATATATCATTATATTATTTTTTCCATAATCATTTTGAACACCTTGTCCAGGTGAATTAATACTGTAATTTGCTGATCCCCTATAATCAACATGAAACTCTGGGCGAGCGGTTGGTCTTATATTTTGTGATGGTCTATTTGTTTCCTTAGTAACAGCACCTGTGGTTTTTAACCACATATCTGGGGTTACCTCATAATTTGTATCGGGGCGATTTTTATTAAAAGGTGTTATAATACTTCTTTGTATTGTTCCCTTTGGTGGTGCTTGTATAGGTATTTCAAAATATGATTGTTTTTGATTTATTTTACTTCTTAGATCATCTAAGTTTCTGGGTTTAGCGTAATCTACTGTATCCATTTGCTGAAAACCTCCTGAAGGCATAGCTTCATATCCTTTATTAATTCCGGGACCAACCCTTATTTTTTCTATTGGAAAAAAATTATTAACACGTGAAGAATTATTTATTCGCGACTTTAGAAAGTCGTCGTTATTTTTCATTCCACATACATTCCCACCCATATTTAATTCAGGTTTGAATAAACAAGGCACCTCTTTTTTATTTTGCCAAAATTGATTATTTCCTGTTTTACTATCTAACATAGATGTCATACTTTCAATGTTAGTATTTTGAGTTACATTTTTTCTTAAAAAAGGGGTCATATTATTATGTGAAAAATCACCTTTATTAATTAATTCACCTGATAAGGATGATATATAATTATCTTCCCCTAAACCTCCTAAATTATCAGAATCAATTCTTGCGAACATATCTGAAAAAGCAGGTTTTGCTATAATACCAGTTTTATATGAATCTTTTGATTGTTCATATAATTTATCACTACGCATCTGTTCATCTTCTTTAACTTTCTCCCAATATTTAGAACTATATATATTATTCATTGATGGAATGTCATTATCATTAGAATACAAATCCATTATTAACCTCTAATGAATAAAGGAAAAAAAATAGTTAATATATTATCTATAATATATAAAGGATATAGGTTTTTATAATAAAATATATATTTATAACTAAATTGAGCGTTGATGCGGGTATTACCAATAAGTTGTCAGATTTACATAGTAAATTAAAACTAAATTATGGTAATTTTAGCGAAGAATATCCTGAACAAGAAATGGCAGTAATGTATATTAAACCAAACGATATTGTATTAGAGATAGGAGGTAATATTGGAAGAAATTCATGTATCATTGCATCACTATTAAATGATAGTAAAAATTTAGTAGTATTTGAAAGTTTTGACACTATCGCAGCTCAATTAAAAGAAAATAGAGATTTAAATAATCTTAATTTTCATATTGAAAATTGTGCGATATCTAAACATGAATTATTTCAAAAAGGATGGGAAACAAAACCTCGGCAAGAATTAGAAGACGATCATTATAATTGGACAAAAATTAAAACATCAACATGGAGTGATATTAAAAATAAATATAATAATATGTGTTTTAATACATTAGTTGCTGACTGTGAAGGTGCTATGTATTATATACTTCGCGATGAACCTACATTTCTAGAAAACTTTAAAAAAATTATTATTGAAAATGATTTTTTTAATAATTTTACACATAAACTTGATGTAGATGAAGAATTTAAAAAATTCAATTTTAAACGTGTTTATGTTAGACCAGGTGGTTGTGGTCCTTGTGAAGATTTTTTTTATGAAGTATGGGAAAAACAGGAATAATATCTTTAATTTTTACATTTGACACTAGGATACATTGATCCATATGGATACCCAGGAGAATATGATATATTCGCACTTGATTTATTTTTCCATTCATCTAAATTATCTATTAATTTAGTACTATTGTCTTTCGGGAAAAATACCGATTGATCCTCCGGTATTTCTATACATGGAATATGATTATCCTTAGCAACCATTCTATAATTCACAGGAACTCTATCAAATGCTTCAATTGCGCGTTCTTGCGGGTCAAAACACAGCCATTCCCATCTATTAATGCCTGTTTCTTTCAAAGTACATGGTGGGTTAGATAGCCTTGTATCTTCGCGTGGAACTATACAAGAACGGGGTTTATCAGCGCCTTTAATATTACATCCTGTTGATTCATATCTTCCTGGTAAATATTCATTTGCACTACACTTAGTATTTTTATAATTTAAACCAAGAAGTTCACTTGAATCATCAACAGCTTTTTTCATACTACATGTATTTTGTCCATATTTTTGATATATTAAAGAAGGGTCATTCGGTACATCTTGGTAACATTCAACGCAATCATTATAAGGCGATTCAAGTTGATATAATCCAGGACCAACAGACCTTTTTAATTGTTCTTTGTAACTACAACTATCATAATTTAACCTAGTATCTATATATTGGTTCATATCTAATAAAATAATATATTATTTTATACATAAATAAATAGATATGATTATATTATTACCATTAATACCATTAATTTCAAGTAATTTATATAAGGAAGGTGAACAATTTACTAATAATTATAATACCACAAATGATGTAATAGAAAATGAGGTAGTAAAATATGATATAATTAGTGCGTTATATCTTCTAATGTTAGGATATAATTCTAATTATTATTATAGATGGGGGGTTATTGATAATATATGTATAGCATTATTATATATTTTAACATTTTTAATATCTATTTTTTCAGCATATTTATCTTTCACATGTGATTGGAAAGGAATGTTTAATGATATTACAATTAGATTATTATTCGCATTTTCAGCATTTATGCTTGGTCCATTTTATTTAGTTTGGTTTTTTTTAGTTAATTATTTAGGTAATATGTGCTAATATAAAAAAATAAATATGATATTTATACGATTAACCGCATTTATTATAATTTATAGGAGGTGGCATAGGAACTTCTCTATACATTATTGATTGGCATGCTGGAAGATGAAGCATCGTTGTATCTATTGGAGCGGTTTTGTCATTTTTAATTATTCCATCATTTGTAGGAACATATTGGTTAGTACCGCATTTAGAAATAAATCTTGTTTGTCCTCTTAATTCGCTATCTAAATCTACTAAATTACCTTGTATATGTGATACTGCCGTACCTCCTATAAATCCTAATTGGTGTCTACATTTATCTACATGTTCATATCTGTAGGGTGAAAGTAAATAACTTAATGTACTTACATTTTCTTGTAATTCTTGCTTATATGAACAAGTGTCGTATGTTGTTCTATTAAAACTCATATTATCTTCTATTATATAATATTTTTTTATTATATAGAAATATTTTTATTACGGCCAATCCAATTGCAATTTTTATTAAATTCTGTGCGATGTATATATGAACGTGTATCTTCTCCCCCATTTGTCCATACAGGAACTATATTATCAGGATTCTGAATATCTTTCATAAAATCTAATAATGGTATAAAATTATTCATCTCTTTTTCCATTATTTGTTTTTTACATTTAAATGGGTTTGTATCAGCGCCCTCAATTAATTTTAATTCATCGCCTATATTTCCACTTCCACATCTTAAACTAGGACCAGATGTAAATATTCTGTTATTTAATTGTATTCTACAACGATCCTGTGTAACACCATCTGGGTTATTACGAAGCATAGAATAATTATCTATTAGACAATCATCAGATAAACCATATCCAGGGCGTCCGCGTAAATTAGGATGATTTAGATAACTATCAGTCATTCTAACATTTGGATTTTCACAATTTACAAAATTGTTTGGATGTAGATTATATTCGGATATTTTATTATTATTTAAATCTTTTGCGGTTTTCCAACAATTATCGGAACATATACTTGTAGTTGTATCAAACATATTATTATTCATTATCTATTTGTAAATAATAAATAAAAAAAATTATTTATTATCTTTAATATAATTCTTTGTTTCACGATTTTGTAATATATCATAGTTTATATCAAAATTAATAGTTTCATAATCCTGTTTATATTCTTTTTCTAGCTTATGATTTTTATATTCATGTATTTTCCATTCTTTATTATTACTACTTATACCGATAGTTTCATCTATTTTATTGTCTAATTTACAAATTTTATTAAATGTTTCGTTTAATTCACCTATTTCATCTATATCGCCTATTGCTTTTATTTTTTCATTATCTGTAATATTATTTATTTTTTTAACCTTGTAATGTAATAAATTTTCTTCTCCTTCTAAATTTTTATTATAATCCTTATATTCTAATTCACTTATTGAAACACCACCGTAAGTTTCAATATTATATGTTATTGTTGTAGATTTTTTCATTATATAGAATATTTATTTATTATTTATATAATTATCCATATTATGATATTAAATAATAATATATATAGAAAATGTAAACTATATCTTTCCTAGATGAATACGTTATCTTATTTAATACATAATATAATCTAACATAAACTATCATTTGTATAAAATTTATTTAATACATTTAACTGATGATTAGAATACTTTTGATAGCAGTTTTTCCTCAAAGGCAACTTATTTTCTAAAAATAGGTTATCTTCATGAACCCAATCATTTAATTCACGACTATCAACAATACACGATTGTCCACCACCGCAAGGACACATACATTTTCCAGATAGCATCATTATAATGTTTTGTATTTTAATACATTACAATACTTATCAATTTTTTATTTTTTTATATATTAGAGAAATGAAATCTAATATGTTGTTAAATAATGTATCAAATATAATTAAAGTTCCCATGCGATATTTACCAAAAATGCTTAATAAGAAGGATAATAAAAAACAGGTTAAAATGTTAATAAAATCACGAGAACAATATAAAAAAGGTATATATTATAAAAGAGATAATGTAGCTTCTTTTAAAAACAAAAAATCAAACCATATATTAAATGCGCGCAAAATATATAAGATTGATAACATATCTCCAACAAAAGAATTAGCAAGAAAGACTGGATGTAAATTAGAAGTATTAAATAAGATTGTTAGGAAAGGGGAAGGAGCATACTATTCATCTGGGTCAAGACCAAATCAAACACCTCAATCATGGGGCTTAGCAAGGTTAGCAAGCGCTTTAACATCTGGAAAAGCAGCAGCAGTTGATTACAAGATAATAAATGAAGGTTGTAATCATAAGAAAAAAGCATTTAAATTAGCAAATAAAGCAAAAGAAAAATATAAGTCAGGTAAAGCAAAAGCTAAAAAAATTAGTATATATAATATTAAAAAAAGATAATTGATTTACAAACTATTTATTAATATTAATGTTTGTAATATAGGTATTTGATATATATTCAAAAAAATTATCATATTCATTTATACATCGTATATCTATGTTATTACTGTTAACATTATCACTTTTATATATTATGTCTTTACTAAAACACATATCACATCCTAACCCCAAAATAATTTTATATTTTAATTGTGGATATTTTTTTTGTAATATATTATTTAAATATTCAATATCTTCAATATCATTAGCAATTTTATCTTTACCATGAGGTTCTATATGGTGTCTATTCAAATGTCCTTTTCTAATGAAAATAATAGTATCATCGGTAGTTTCTAAAATATTAATTAACCTATCGCATCTTCTATTATATTTTTCTATATCTAAATTAATTGTTGTGTTATTTTCAAAGTCATGATGAAAGTATACATCATATTTATTATTTTTATTAGAATGCTCGGAAAAATTAGTAAAATTGTTATCAAAACATTTTGATACACCATTATACGATACATTCCAGTCAAAAGGGAATGCCATTTTTCTTACATTATGTCTTATCAAAAATTTAGCAACATCACAATCAATACCAATAGGTATATATATCATATATATCTATATCTATATGATAATTATAAAAATAAAAAATATATTATAAATGAGATGATCTTCTAAGATCGTTGTATTTATTATCAGGGCATCTAAGATTATTTTCTTTACAAGAAGGCCCTTTATTATATAACCAATCTCCTAATTTTTCTCTATCATTTGGTATTGTTGTGGACGGCATAGTATAAAATTGGCGAGGTAATAATGATTTATTATATAAATCATCAGTTTCACGAAAAACATTTTCATTAAAATATTTATTAATATTTTTGCTTATTTTGGAGTTTTCAATAGAACAAGCAGAAAACATATTGTTATTTTTATCATATTTACGATCTAAAATATTAGGATTCATAAATGGATTTGATTTTGTAGGTTTAATACATTTTTTATTATTTATAATATCAAGATTATTTTCATTTAAATATTTTTCTATTTGTTTATTTTTTTCATATTGATAATTATATATAATAATAGAAATTATCATGATTATTAATACAAATAAAATATATTTTGAATCATTAAAAACTAAGGTAAATATAATACCTAAAAATAATAACCCTCTTATTATAGAATTTAATTTTTCTTCAAAAGTCATATTAATATCAGGAATTAATACAGGTATTGTTAGTATATTTAAATTATCTAACCAAAACATTATTTTTGTTCTTATTCTAATATCTACATTATTTTAATTATTCTTTCTCATTCCTTTTTGCGAGTTTTGATTTTAATTTATTAACAGTAGCCATTTTTTTAAGTGCTGATCTATTAATTGTTTGTCGCGACCCTCCTTTTTGATTATTCATATTCCCCATCATATTTTTGAACATATCCATTCCGTCTTTATTATTCATCATTGATGACATCATATTCATCATAGATGCCATATCTGGTTCATTTCTTTTCTGTTCAGAAGCACCACCTGCGTCACCTGATCCACTGGATTTTTTAGCATTTCCTTGATTTGTCGCATTACCAAATAATCCAGGCATAGTTGAAGCAAATTTAATAGCATCTTGGAGAAGATTCTCTTGCTTTAATTCACCTGTTGAAATTTTATTTGCCATTTTTCTACTTACATTAGAAATAAGTTCGCTAAAACCACTATCTGGATTACCGATAGCCTTTAAAATATCACCATTATCACCAATAGATTTTTGTAATTTTTCTACATCAACGTCTTCTAATATTTCCTT